CATATACCCTAAACCCTAACATACCGCCCTGACCCTAGACCCTAACACACCGCATATTCAGAAAAACGAAAAGAGGCTGACCCTAGACCCTAACACATCGCTTATTCAGAAAAACGGAAAGAGGGGAGCGACCCCCCTTCCCGTCTCTCTTTAGTACCAGCCCTTGATGGATTCTCCTCGTGCGATCTTTGCCTTTGCCACCCCTAGTTTGAGTGCCGCCAGAGTCTGCTCTGGATTTGCGAGGATTGCGATTGCGATCTGCTTTGCGATCTTTTCGTTGCTTTGTGCGAGTTCTACGACTGCGAGGATTGCTTGCTTCTCCTCGGTGCTGAATACTCCGTTCATTTGACCCTCCTACTTTTTGCCTTCTTGTGAGGGAGCGACCCTCTACCTTATGCCCTCAACCCTAACAGACCGATAGAACAGATGTTCTATAGACTCTGACCCTAGACCCTAACACACCGAAAAAAAAGAGCCGCCAGAACCCTGACCCTAGACCCTAACACATCGCATAAATAAAAAGAAAAGGGAGCAGCAGGGGGGGGTGATCCCCTGCCGCTCCCTTGTTGTTAGGCTGCGATTTTCTTGAGAATCAGCCTCTTGGCTCCGAAATCGTACCAGCCGTCGCCTCGTGCTTGATCATTTACCAGCAGCCGCCCTGCGATAATCAGAGCCTTGCTCTTGTATTCACCAGCAGCCGCTGCCGCTGCGATTCTGAGCACCTGCTCGCTTGGAGCCGAGTTTGTGAGCGTCCTGCCGTGTCGGGCACTCTTGCCAAACCCAGCCCATCGCTTCATCCCCCAGACTTTCATCCTGTACCTCCTACCTTGTGGAGTCTCTTGTTGAGCCTCCTACCCTATACCCTAAACCCTAACAGAGCAACCCGACCCTAGAACCTAACACACCTGACCTGACCCTAGAACCTAACACACCGCCCAAATAAAAAAGGGGAGAGAGTCCCTTGACCCTCTCCCCTGATTCTTATAGTGCGCGGTTGTCGCTGCTCCAAGCGAGCCGTGCGATCTCTTGAGAGATTGCCGAGAGTTCAGCCTCTAGAGCCTCTCGCTCGTTTCGCTCTTTTGTCTCTGCTGCGATCCTTCGCTTTGTCTGCTCTAGCGTGTTTCTTGACGATGCTAGCCGATTCTTGAGATCCTGAATCGTCTCAAAGTGCTTCATCTCTTGATCCTCCTACTATCTGGAGAGCGTCTGCTCTCCTACCTTATACCCTAAACCCTAACAGAGCGACCTGACCCTAAACCCTAACACACCGAATAAGAGCAAAAAAAAAGAGAGACCAGAGCAGCCTCGCCGCTCTGGTCTCTCTCTGCCGTAGCAGCCTCGCTGCTAGTCTCGGCTGCTGTGCGGATCGCGTCCCTCCGTGCGGCGCATCGCACGGCTGACCGCCATCAAGATCGCCTCTACGCTGAAGGTCTCACCCTGCTCAGCGAGCAGAGCCTGAATCTTTTTCGCGTAGCCGTAATGCTTGCCGCCTACCTGCTGAAGCAGCACCAGCACCCGCTGATCGTTCAGCGATCCTCGCTCAGCGTTAGCCGCTCCCTGAGCCGCTTTTTCTGAGCCGTGAGCACGCGCCGCCGATGCGATGCGGGCCGCTGCTACCTGCTCGCCGAGCGTACCCTCAGCGATCCAGATCTCAGCCTGAGCACGCTGCTCAGCCGTGAGGCTGTTGAGATACTCGCGATCATCCTTCGCGATGGTCTCGCCGATCGTGAGACCATCCTCGCCGCCGATCTTGGCAGAGAGATAAGCGAATGAGATCTCCTGCTGCTTGCCGCCGAAGGTGCCGCGCTCTGCTCTGAGAGCAGCACGCGCCGCCTTGATAGCAGCAGCAGGATCCAGAGCAGGATTCTCAACGATCAAGAGAGCCGCCTCCTGAATCAGATCCTCCTGCGAGGCTCCGCCGTTGAGACCTCCGAAATAGCGCGCCGCCTCCTCCTTGAGGCTCTTGAGAATGACCGTAAAATCCTGAGACATTTTCATGTCTCCTCTCTCCCCTACTAAGGCAGCGGGGTGCTGCATCAAGAGGTCTGCCTCTCAATAGAGAGAGTCTAGAGCAGCCGCAAAAATCCTGCATAGGGGGGAGTATCCGCCAAATAGAACAGAAAATGAGCACGAAATAGAACAGATTCAGCCTATACCCCCCCCCAGTATGCCCCTTCCAGCCGCTCCACAGCCAGAGCGTGGGCACCCATTTAGTACCTAGAGGAAATATACACAGAATCTCAAATATTATATAAGTACAAACTTATACTGTAACACACCATCTGCCTCGTATGCCGAGGCTCTGTCTTTGCAAGACCGTGCACAAAGACACAAAAATAAAAAAACGCCAGAACCTAATCTAACCCAGGCTAACCCATGGGTGCTACTCTCTCGAACGCTCTCTGGAACTTCTGTCACCTCCCTCCTCCTCAAAAGAAAATAGAGAGGGCTTGTGCTTAATGTATAAGTTTAACTATTATATGAGACCAAAATACCCATAAAAAGCGCGTATAGAGTGAAGGGTTAAAGTCACTACAGTTGACTAATCTAACCCAGTAAACCCAGCCAGTAGTCTAGTGGGAGTAGAGTTATGAGGCATCCAGATTGGTTTTCCACCTTACCATTCAGTGTGGTATGTGAGAAGGGCATGACGAAGGATTACCTCAAGCGATACAAGGCGGCTCTGCTTATATTAGCGAGGGCGGTCACAAACGAAAAAATTTTGCTTCGCAAAGTCAGGCTGCATTACCACGAAGACCAGTACTGCGCGGACGCGGGGTTCGCCGAGGACTGGGACCACAAGATCACGCTATGCTCTGCCGACATTGATACGGCACTCCACGAGCTAGCCCACGTCGCCACGCACTCCGAGCATTCGAAGCGCTGGGCAAAGTTGCTATTCCGACTGCACAAGAAGTACATGTCACCAATCCAGTGTCAGCGCTGGGACTTGCGGGTTGCCCGCGACTACCCCACCGCAGCACGGTACTATAAGCGGCGCTACAAGCGGGCACCAAGCCCGTTTACCAAGCGCCAGAAACAAGAGACACCAGATGTCTGATGAGACGATCGTTTCAAAAACCCAGGGTCAGCTCCGTCGCGGGCGACCATCTGGGGCACGAAATAAGCCAAAGCTTGATACCCACCAGCTCAACGAGCTGAAGGACAAGATTGGCAGGTTCCTCCCGCAGGCAGACTGGAACTACCTCGCAGGCGTGCTCGAGGGTACGGATAAGCCAATTCTTGAAAAAGATTTGGACATCTTCCTAACCCTCCAGCTTAAAGCCCTCTTGCCACAACTGGCGCAAGAGATTGAGGGTGGACAGCTGACAAAGGAGGCGACACAGCGCTCGAGCACTATCAAAGAACTTCTCGCGTTGCGATTCCAGATGGAGAAGCACGAGAAGGGCGAAGATACGCCGAATGCCGTGACGTTTATACAAAATGTCTTTGAATCCCGTGGAATTGATCAAGCCCGTCTCGCAACTCTCGCAGGAGGATTTGGCGGGTCTATTGAAGGTATCTCCCGCCCTGTACCTGGAACTGCTGACGCAGACGAAGGGACAGCCGACGATACTGGAACCCTACCAAGTGAACTTCCTGAACGATAGGAGTAAATTCCGACTCGTTGCTAAGTCACGACAGATTGGCTTCTCCTACATCATTTCTGGAGAAGGACTTCATAACATCTCTACCTCTGCTGGCAAGAAGGTCAACTACGTTTCCATCAATCAGAAGGAAGCGTCGGACAAGATCAGCTACGCCAAGCAGTTCTACTACTCTATCCCAGAGCAGTCTGGATTCAGGGCTCCCGTCTACACGTCGGCAGAGTTTGAGTTCAGCCTGCACAACCACCCTAATACTTCATACATGATTAGCCAGCCCGCATCTGCTGCGGTCCGTGGTGGCGAGAAAGATGTCTACTTCGATGAGTTCGCGTTTATTCGTGATGCTCGAAAGTTGTACGACGCTGCCATCCCTGCGACCACACGAGGCAATGGGCGACTGACCGTTGTATCTACACCTCTCGGACAAAGCGGTCTCTTCTTTGAGATGGCGAACGATCGGTCTCGCTACCCAGAATACTCAGTGCACATTGTGCCCTGGTGGGAATGCTCTATTATGTCCATCGATCCGTCCGAGAGCACGGCGCTTGCGCCAGACTTCGATACCGACCAGCGCGTGAAGCGTTGGGGCACGGAATCGATTAAGTCAATTTACAATAACATGGGTCTCGACGCGTTCCAGCAGGAGTACGAGTGCTCCTTCGCGGATGAGTCGGTCAACTTTTACCCATGGGGTTTGATTGTTAACTGTGTAGACGACGAACTAAATCAGAAGGATTACGATCCTGCCCTCAACTACGTCATAGGCATTGACATTGCTAAGAAGATTGACAAGACCGTAGTAACGGTTGCAACTGTCGATGAAGATACTGGCAACATTACAATCCACAAGACATTTGAGACACAGGATGATTATAGCAAACAAGTTGAATTTTTTAACAAGCTTATTGCAGACATTAAGCCTAACCGAGTTACCGTTGATGCTACTGGCGTTGGCGGTGTTATTGCGGAACAGCTAGTCCAAAAGCATGGTGGGATCATTGAGGCTGTGACCTTTACGAACTCCAACAAAGAACGCTGGGCAACCACGTTCAAAGGTGACATGCAGATGGGCAAGATCCGTTTCCCACGGAAGCGAGAACTTCTTGCAGAGATCCACGCGATTGAGCGCAAGAAGACTGAGGCTGGGAACTACCAGTTTAAGGCACGCTCTGATGCGCACGACGACTATTTCTGGTCGGCGATGCTCGCAATCTACGGCATGGGTCGCAAGGCTCCTGCTATCAACTTTGCATGGTAAGGAGTACAATGGCTGCATCATCTAAGCATTATCTTCCTAATGGTAAAGAACACAAGGGACCAGTTCATACTAATAACGGACAAGTTATGACTGGCGCTAAGCATTCTGAATCAAGTAAGAATCTTAGTCACACTAAGCCAAAAAAGACAGGGAGCAAATAATGCCACCAAAGCCAGGACTCTACGCTAACATCAACGCTAAGAAGAAGCGCATTGCCGCTGGCTCTGGCGAAAAGATGAACAAAGTAGGCAGCAAAGATGCTCCTACCGCAAAAGACTTTAAGCAGTCTGCTAAGACCGCAAAGAAGAAGTATTAGTCATAGGAATAACATCCCATGACGGGCTGCTACTAAGCATTGCAAAGATGCAGGGTAACGGTCGAGCGCGTGGCTCCCCCCGTCCTCATCCCTAATAGAACAGAAGGTGCAAGATGCCGAATTCGGTGAAGTGCGCACACTGCGGCTCACTCTTCGGTATCGAAGGTGAGGACGGAGTACTGCGTATCAAGTTTAAGGATCTCTATCGAGAGATTGAAGGTCGAGTCAGCGGTCCATGTCGCAAGTGCGCAATGACTGTTGTATGGCCCAATGAAGATGTAATCCTCATTGCAAAGAAGACGAAGGAGGAAAGCCGTGGCTAACATCGAGCGAATCCCCGTAACTCGTTCAACAACTCCACCTCGCATTGAGGGGAACCAGAACCGTGAGACACCATTTAAGTCTCACTCAACGTACACGCGAATGTACAAGCAGCACCCTATTGTCCGTGCTGTTGTTGACAAGATTTCGCGCACTGCAGTTGCAACTGGCTATCAACTTGTTTCAGTTGATTCAGCTGAAGATCTTAATGATGCTAATGCAAAGAAAATTGATCTGACTTTCCGTCGGTCAAAAATCATTTCTCTGCTTCGCCAGACCTACCAAGATCTTTTGATCTATGGTGATGCGTTCTGGTATATCCTCCCAGCGCGTGATGGCGTTCCTTTTCGATTCTATCGAATTGCGCCACAGCAAGTTAACTTGGTTATTGATACTGAAACTCGTGAAGTAACAAGCTACATTACTCGTGATCCAAAGAATGGACGCGAAGTTCAGTACAATCCAGACGAGTTCTTGCACTTTAAGATCGCCGACCCTGACAACGACTTTTATGGGCTAAGCCCACTTGAGTCGCTTGGTTCAACGGTTGCACAGGATCTATTTGCACAAACCTACAACGAAGCGTTCTTTGCCAACTCAGCCCAGACAGGCATTGTCTTCAATATGAAGAATGCCTCGAAGGAAGAAGTTGAGCGCAACCGAGAGTTCCTTAAGAAGGAATACACGTCTGCTGCAAATGCACATAAGCCGCTCTTGCTTGAAGGCGACGTAGAAGTCAGCAAGTCCGTTTCTTCTCCTGCAGAGATGCAGTTTATTGAAGGACGACGACAGTTGACTATGGAGATCCTTGCGGTCTTTGATCTGCCGTACACCAAGCTTGGCGGAAGCTCTGAAAGCGCTAACCGATCCCAGAGCTCTGAAAACGATAAGACGTATCGTACTGAGACAATTCAACCGTTGCAATCAATTGTTGAAGAGATCATTAACGAGAACCTACTACTCACAACCTTTGGTATTGACGACGTGCTTTTCGAGCACAAGGAAGTTGATACTCGAGACGAAGAGACGCAGATGAAGTTGTATATTGATGGAATGACACACGGGATCTACGATCTCAACTACATCCGAAACCTTATTGGCGTTGCGCCAACTGAGGGTGGAGATGTTTCGTTCTTCCAGACTTCAACTGGCTTGGTTCCAGTTTCTGAGGCGCTTGCTCCACGAGCAACCACACCTCAGGTAACAGAACAGCCTGGAGAAATATCAGCTCCACTTGATACAAACAATGCGACCCCTGCAATTGGAGGCACAGATGGAGAACCAGCCTGACCTCCAGCGAGCAGATTCCTACAGTCCTCCAGAGGGCGTTCGTGCAGCTGCAAGGCGTGCATTGAAGTGGATTGAAGAAGGTAAGGCTGGAGACGGCTTTACTGACGTAGGTCGAAAGCGCGCAGCTGATCTTGCTCGAGGGGCTTCAATGTCACTTGAGACGATCAACCGAATGAAATCGTTCTTTGCTCGTCATGAAGTTGACAAGAAGGCTACTGGTTTCAGCTCAGGTGAAGAGGGTTATCCCTCACCAGGTCGAGTGGCTTGGGATGCTTGGGGTGGAGATCCTGGAAAGTCTTGGGCAAATAGTATTGCTACAGAGAAATCTGAAGACAATGAAGAGCGCGCAATTCTTGGTGAAGTAACAGAGGGCAGTTTTGTCAGCTGGAATTCACCTACTGGTGTTGCAAACGGTCGCGTAGAGCACGTAATGCCTAACGGCGTTTACGGGTTGCCAGATTCTAACTTTGCACTTCAGGCTACCCCAGAAGATCCAGCATTGGGCATAAGAATTTATGTACCAGCTGGTGGAGGCTGGGTTGAGACTGAAGCAATGATCGGAAAGAAACTTTCCGAAGTCACAAAGATCTCGCCGCTCTACACACCTAGGCAACGATCTGAGGAGCCAATAATGACAACTAACAGCTGGAAGATCACTATCCCAGTCGATCGTGCCGAAGAGCAGGATGGCGGGCTGTTCCTCTATGGACAGGCATCAGGTCCCGAGCGAGATTCTCATGGGACTGAGATGGACCCCACTGCGATTCAGGACTTCGCGGATCAGATTGTATCTCGCGTATCTGATAGTGATCCACTACCTTACTTAGACCATCACATGAAAGATGGTGTCCTCCGCGAACTTGGAGAAGTTGTGGATGGCTCTGTTTCTAGCGACTATAGGTTGAACATTAAAGTTCGCCTACACCCAGATAACCCTGCAGCGGCGTATCTACATAGCCGAATTAAGCAAGGTAAGAAGTATGGGATGTCGATCGCTGGAGATGGTGTCCAGTACCGCATGATTGATGACCCCTCCTCTGGAGAAAAGGTTATCCGATTCCTCAAGATTAAGTTGAAGGAAATTAGTAACACGACGCGCCCCTCGTGGGTACCGTCGTTCGGCACTGTACTCGCTCGCTCTATTGAGGGCGAGGAGATTGGAGAAAATATGGCAGAAGAGCTCGTTAAGAGCGACGCAACCGAAGTGGTTGATAACGTCGTAGCAAATGAGTCTGCGGAACCCGTTGCCGCTCAGGTGACCGAGCAGACCGAAACCCCCGTCGTTGACGTACCTGTTGCTGACGCTGCACCTGCAGCTGAAGTGGCTCCCGCTGTGGAGGCTGCGCCTGTTGAGGCTGCTGCTCCCGATGAGGAGAACGGTGAAGTCGAGCGTGCACGTATCGCCAAGCGCGATGCGCAAAAGCTCGTCGATGCGTTCAATGCGCTAAAGGGGCATCTCGAGACGCTCGGGGTATTTGAGCCCGACGCACCGCAGACTGCAGAGGAGGCACCAGTCGCTAAGACTGAAGATGCTGCTGCAGATGAGAATGTGGACTTTAATGGAGTTTCGGTTCGCCGCGACCTCGTTGAGGCTATTACCGCCTTTGTCACCTCTAAGGTTGACGAGAGCACGGCAGTCCTCCGCGAGACAGTCGAGAAGCAGGCTGAATACATCAAGAAGCTCGAAGAGCTTCCTGCTGGCAAGTTGCCTGCTGCCGTTGTCCGCGAAAAGTTTGAGACTGGACTTCCAGACCTCGGCTCAATGAGCAATGAGGATAAGTTGAAGTACGCTCTCGGTAATATCTACAAGTAATAATAATTAAGGAGACTTTCAATGGCTGACATTGAGCGAGCTCTTAGCACGTCCGTCGGGACCACTGGTGCATACCTCCTCCCAGAGGTTGTAGATCCAGTAATCCGCGATTACGTTACTAAGGCTACACCTGTTCTTAGCGTTGTGACCCGCGTAAACTGGCCGACCCAGACCTACTGGATCCGCAAGCGCACCGCGCTCCCAACCGCCGCCTTCAGTACTGATGGTGGTTCGCTTCCAGCTGCGTCGGATTCGACGTACGCCAAGGTTTCAAAGACCGTCAAGTACCTGTACACCCGTGGAGAAGTCACTGGTCCGCTTATTGCGGCTGCTGGTGGCGTTGTCAACGCGTTGCAGGAAGAGATTCGCGTTCATTCGAGCGTGATTGCTGAGCGACTCGCCACGGCGATTTGCGTAGGCGACGGCACCGAAGATTCCAGCGCTGGCATCGTCGGTATCAAGCACCAGATCCTTACCTCTGCTGTTGGCAATGAGGGTGGTACGACGGACGCTTCGGCTGCCGCTCTCACCCTTGCCATGTTGGACAAGGCTCTTGACGACACGAAGGGCGAGGCTGACGTTATCATGACGAGCCGCGCAGTTCGACGCAAGATCAGTGCTCTTCTGCAGGGTCAGCAGCGCTTCCTCGACCGAGTTGAGGTTGGCGCTGGCTTCCGCGTTCTTTCGTATGACGGCTTGCCGATCGTTACGGATGACCACTACGAGGAGAACGAGATTCTCGTCTTCCGACGTGCTGACGCGAAGCTTATCGTGAACCAAGACTTCACGATGGAGATGCTTGCTAAGACGAAGGATGCTGAAGACTTCTACATTAAGGGGTACTTCGGCTTCGCTCTTGAGGGTCGCCCTGTGCGCCTCAAGAACTTCACGATCTAATTTTTTAGCGTGAACTAGGTGCTGCTAGGGGGGTGGAGAAATCCATCCCCCTACCACACCCTATAAAAGGAGGCACATGATGCCAAAGGCTAAGAAAGCTAGTATTGAGTTCATCACAGAAGATCTCGATAAGAGTGCAACACAAGACCGAGAAGGTTTTGTTAAGATGCTCGCTCCAGAGAACTGGGCAAAAGTAAATTGCCTAGAAACATTCTACGACGGCGAGGTCGAAGTAGTAGAAGGAGTCGCCTACATTCCAGCCGAAAACACCCACTGGGTTAATCGGATGCGAATGAATGGGTATGAAGTAGCATGAAGATCCTCATGCTCGGTGATTCACCGTTTGTAAAAACTGGTTTTGGAATTGTCAACTCAGTTGCTGTAGAGCACTTGAAGTCTGTCGGTCATCAGTTGGTGGTCATTGGAGGTCAAGACACGCAGAAGCGTGATCTTGGCAAGGGGCATCACTACTATCCTATTGAGTCCATGTACAAAGATGCTCTCGGATGGAAGAACGTTTCAATCACGCTGAAGAAGCACAAGATTGATGCGGTACACATTATTGGAGATCCAGCAACAGTAGTCATGTGGCTCCTGCGGCGAGATCTTATCAAGCTCCCCATTACGGCTTATATGCCGATTGAGGGATCGCCAATGAACTATAACTGGGTTCAGGTTCTACACCAGACACCAAATCTAAAAATCATTACATGCTCAGAATACGGAGTTGAGGAACTTAAGCGCAATGGGCTTGAGTCAACAATGGCGTATCACGGAGTATCTGATGACTTCTACCAGTATGAGCCAGAGCATCGGCGGTTCCTTCGGGAGTCCGTTGGATGGGACGACAAGTTTGTCGTTATGAATGTTGCTCAGAACGTTGAGCGTAAGCAGTGGCCTCGGCTATTCGAGGCAATTAAGATTGTAGCTTATAAGTACCCGCAGGTGGTACTCTACGCGCACACCGTGCCGTTTGACAACTACAACCTTGGTGGACACGATCTCCCTCAGCTTGCTCACCAGCTTGACATTGTTCAGAATGTGCTCTTCTCAGGAAGACACGTTAAACACAATGATTCGGTTGCTTTAACATCCAATAACTATCCTGGTCTTGTTGACCTCTATAACATGGCTGATTGCTTTGTTCTGCCTTCACAGGTAGAAGGATTTGGTCTTCCACTTGTTGAGGCAATGGCTTGTGGTCTCCCAGTTGCTCACACAAACTACGGCGCAGGCGCTGAAGTTGTTGGAGATGGCGGAGCACTCATTGAGCCTCACGACTGGGTGGTGAACAAGAGCCATAGCCGATACGCAAATCTCAGCCCAGAGTCCATTGCGGCAGAGATTGAGAAGATGTTCCTTAGCCCGTCTCTGCGAGAGCAGATGCGAGAGAAGGGACTGAGCCGTGCAAAGCACTTCTCATGGGATGGCTACCGAACAGCGTTATGGAGGGCATTCAATGGCGAAAGCTCGACCGTTTACGAATAAAACTAATACCAAGTCGCTTGTCCGTAAGTTTGCGGTAAACAAGCGTCAAGACCTATCTCTTCGTGGACGGCTTCGTTTTAAGCGACGTAGGTTGCGCCTGATTACTCGGGCACGACTTGCTGCAATAAAGTTTATTACTGCACCGTTCTCTGGAAAGAAAAAGAAGAAAGTCTAAGGAGGAATCATGGCGCGACAGTATATTACTGCTACGGAGTTTAAGGATAAGCCCCTGGGCATTGCTTTGCGTCAGTATTCTACCGACCAGCTAGAGTCTCTTATCGAGATTGCTACTGAGCAGGTTGAGAGTTTCTGTGAGCGAGTCTTTCAACAGACCACTTACACAGAGACCTTTGTTGGCGATGGGTCAACAACGTACCTGACGCTTCAGTATCCTTTGATTTCTGTTACGTCTATTACGCAAGTAACAATTGCAACTACTCCAGTAACGACATCTGTTACGCAGAGTACGCTAGTTCGTACAACTGAGACAGATAAGTTTGGGAAAGTCTTGCTGGGTCCATCTAGCGAGATTGATACGTTTGCACCAGATTCCAAGTACACTATTGTTTATAGTGCTGGCTACGCCACGCTACCACCAGCGGTCAAGCACGCTACTGCGCTGTTTGTCAGCGAGCTAGTAAAGCCTGACTACGGTGGAGCGCAAGACACTACTCCAGAAATTATTCCTATGAGCAGCCAGCAGATTGCGGACTTGCTCAGCATCTACCGTCGCCGAAGGATTGGTGTCTAATGGCTTATACTAAAGGTCAAGATGTTCCAGCCTTTGGTATTGCTTTAAAGCCAACATTTGTTAGTTCTAGAATGACATCGTTCTTTGGTACAACCATTGAACGTGAAGCAATCAAATACAACAAAGGCAAGCCGATGAAGGATTTTCAAGAACACTTGAGAATCTGGACTGCTAATGCATTTAAAGATTTGTCTCTGTATACTTCTCACAAAGTTGCTCAAGCCCTTGATAAGGGAAGAGATCCTACAACTGGATCTAAGTTTAAACCACTTGCAAGAAAAACTGTATACGCAAGAATTATGCGAGGAAAGTCGATTGAAGGGGTTAGTAAACCACTGATTGAGACTGGAAAACTGTATAATGTTGCTGCTGGGTCAAGACTTAAAAACACTTCAGGTAATGCTTCAAGTGGATCTGTATCAAAAGATGGTATTCGATTACAGCAGCGTGTGAATTACAGGCTTGGAGAAACTCAGGTTGCTGGTTCTTTTTACTGGCAACTTAGCGGTCCAAAAGCTAGGCATTTGTATGGGTACAATGAAGTATTCACTAATGTTGTGCTTAAAGGTCCAAGAGCTGGAAAGAAAAAGAAATACGAAGCTAAAGTTCCAGCACGACCATTTGTTCCTAAATTCACGAACAGTTACTTCCAGACTTGGAAAAAGAGAATGAATGCAGACTTTGTACGAGCTATCAATGCAACAGGTACAGGGTCAACTGCTATTGTTAAGAGCTACGGGTATGTAGACAAGCATAAGTAATAGGAGATACCCGTGGAAGAAATTATTGACCGTCTTATTGAAGAGATCAAAAACTTGATGAGCATGACTCACGCTGACGGTGGTCTCTCAGATACATTAGAGGTAAAGACAGTCTATTTTGGTGACCCTGGCGTTATACCGCAGAGCTTGATGCCCTGCATTATGGTAGAGCCAATTGCTGAGTCGCCGAATGGAGAGACTACCTCTTACGACAAAAGGTTCCTTGAGGTCAACATCCTTGTGATGATTGACGCTCGGGAATATTTTGAAGTTGATGCTGAGGAGGCAATGGGGGATCGGAAGCTTGTGCAGTCCGCCGCACTTGTGTCTAGGTTCTTTAGGACTAAAGAGAAACGACAACTTGGCGGATTAGTTAACGACATCATGGTGAATGATACCACCTATGATATCCAAGATCGCGGAAATGCGATTGTCAAAACAGCAAGGGTCAACCTTCAGATTATGAAGGCGTTTACCCGTTAAGGAGAAAATACATGGCTAACAACATTAGCGTTGGCGCTCTAGGGTATATCGCCTACGGTAAGGAGTCCACAGAGGGCACCTTCATCACAGCGAATAAGTTCCTCGCTGCCAACAGCTTCAACTTCGACGACACTAACGAATACCTGAGCCCAATGACGATCCGTGGCTCAAAGGATATGACGCTCGCCATGCCTGCTCCGTTCAACGTAACGGGGACCTTGGAGATGCCGTTTGTTCCAGAGGACATTGAGCTTTTGCTCAAGTCTGCTTTCTCGGCTTCATCCGTAACAACGGCTGGTGCTTCGAGCAGCTACTCGCACGTTTACACGCCTGCTTCTGTATCGCCAACGTTTACGTTTGAAGCATACACTGGCGGCAGCGACGGTCTTACGACTGACGGTTTGATCCGCCAGTACGGTGGTGTTCGTGTGAACACTCTCGAGCTTCGCGCAGCCTTCGGTGAAATCGTCACCGCATCGTTCGGTCTTGACGGCTCAACCCGCCAGACCAAGCCACTTGTGAGCAGCGCACTTGATCCACTCACGCCTAGCTACGCAGCAACCTCGCTTCAGCCTTTCCACTTCAATGGTGCTAAGGTCTCAATCGCTGGTTCTGAGAGCGCAATCGTTAAGGATCTTACCTTCTCAATCAACAACAATGTGGAGCACATTGGTACCCTTCGCCAGACCCGAAACTACAGCCGAGTTGCTTCTGGCGCTCGTGAGCTGACCCTTTCCATGGCGATGGACTTCCAGAACACGACTGACTATCAGCGCCTTCTGGACGAGACTGAGTTTGCTGTTTCGATCGAGCTTCGCGGCTCGCTCATTGGCGGCGGAATCTACAACAAGCTTACTATCGACCTCCCACGTGTGAAGTATCGCCGAGTCGGTGTGCCGATCTCAGCTGGCGACTTCATTACGCAGGATGTTGAGTGCACGGT